TGGCTAAAGGAATTATTCCTAAGAAAAAAAAAGAAGGGAGCTAAATAATGGCTAAACGTGGATTATACGCAAACATACATGCGAAGAAAAAAAGAATCGCTGCTGGCTCAGGTGAGAAGATGAGAAAACCTGGAGCTAAAGGAGCACCAACTGCTGCTAATTTTAAAAGAGCAGCTAAGACAGCTAAGAAGCCTAAAAAGAAAAAGGCGTAATGGCTTTTAAATCACCTAACGCTGGTCAAACTTCGCTGACATTGCAACATGCAACAAGTCCGAGGTCTGGTTATAAACCACCTCCAGGACATAACAAAGATGGTTATACAATGGCAGAAAGAGTGACAATGGCTAAAGGTGGTAGAAGTGAAAACCCTATAAGAAAAACTACCGGTAAAGGTGGTAATTATAGAAAAACAAAATCTGGAGCTGGAATGACAGCTAAAGGTGTAAGAGCTTACAGGGCCGCAAATCCTGGAAGTAAATTAAAAACAGCCGTGACTGGTAAAGTGAAAAAAGGGTCAAAAGCTGCAAACCGACGTAAGTCGTACTGTGCGAGAAGCGCAGGTCAATTAAGAAACTCGTCAGCTAAAACACGTAACGATCCTAACTCACGTATCCGTCAAGCTAGAAGAAGATGGAAGTGTTAATATGAAAAAACTGAACAAAGTAGCTAAGGCTTTAAATAAAGCTTCTAAGTTACATAAAAAACAGTCAAAGGTTATTAAAAAACATATAAAGGAAATGAAACGTGGAACCAGAACAAGTACTAAATAGTTTAAGAAGAGCAATCAAAAGAAGAGTAGATACGTTAGCAATATCGGTGACATCTGGTGGGGTTGACAGTATGGAAACTTATAAGTATATAATAGGGCAGATTAATGCATTGGAATCAGTGCAACAGGAAATCTCTAACCTGCTAAACGATAAGGAGCAAAATGAAGACAGAGGAACAGTCATCAACATCGGTGACAAAAAAAATAATAACCCCCAATAATAAATTAGTTGGGTTAAAGAAATCAGAAGAACAAAAAGAAGTTACAAAAGAAAAAGCAAAACTTCCTATGCCTACAGGCTGGAGAATGTTAGTTTTACCATTTAGAATGAATGAAAAAACTAAAGGTGGAGTTTTACTTGGACAAGAAACAATTGAAAGACAACAAGTAGGATCACAATGCGGTAACGTACTTGCGATGGGTCCTGATTGTTATAATGATAAAGATAGATTTTCAAAAGGTCCATGGTGCAAGGTCGGAGACTGGGTAGTCTTCGCACGTTATGCAGGATCTCGTATTGAAATTGAGGGTGGGGAAGTTCGTCTTCTTAATGATGACGAAGTACTAGCAACTGTGCAAGATCCAACAGATATCTTGCATAAATTTTAACATAGGAAGGACACTATGCCAGAGGAAGAAAAGAAGACAGTAGACATTGATACATCCGGTCCAGAGACCGAGATCAATGTACCTGAAGAAAAAGATGAGTCGGTAATTGATACCGCTCCAGAAAACAAGGAACAAGAAACAGTTACAGAAGAAAAAGTAGAAACAGAAAAAAAGAGCGATGAAGAATTAGAAGATTACAGTAAAGGTGTGCAATCGAGAATTGCAAAACTTACGCGTAAAATGAGAGAAGCAGAAAGAAGAGAAGCTGCTGCAATCGAATATGCTACTGCAATCGAAAAAAAAAGAAAACTAGATCAGGAAAGATTTAACAAAGTCGATTCTGATTACACTGCTAAATTTGAGGAAAGTGTAAAATCTGGTATGGATATGGCTCAACAACAATTAGCCACAGCCATTGAAGCAGGTGATGCAACAGCTCAAGTAGAAGCAAATAAAAAAATTGCTGAGTTAGCTTTCGAGAACGCTAAACTTCAGCAAAGAAAAGAAGCAACACCAGTTGAACAGGATGAGCCTGTTAAACTGTCAGACGGTGGAAACTTACCAAATCAAACCCCTCAACAAATGCCTCAAGCTGATCCTATGGCTGAAGATTGGGCTGCAAAAAATAGATGGTTCGGAACAGATAGAGCTATGACATTTACTGCATTCGAGATTCACAAGGATTTAGTTGATAAAGAAGGTTATGATCCTAAATCTCAAGAATATTATTCAGAGATTGATAAAAGGATTAGAGTTGACTTTGGGCATAAATTTGATAGTAATGAAACTAAGCAAACGAACAGGGCCGTTCAGTCGGTAGCTTCGGCTAACAGAAGCTCAAAACCTGGTCGCAAAACTGTGAGACTCACATCATCACAGGTAGCAATAGCTAAAAAATTAGGTGTGCCACTCGAAGAGTATGCTAAACAACTAAAACTCACGGAAGGAGCATAGTATGAAAAAAGACGAAAATAAAACTTCTCGTGCGGCTGTTACTCGGTCAAAAACTGAAAGACCAAAAGAGTACAAGCCCCCATCATCTCTAGATGCACCACCAGCGCCTGACGGATTTAGGCACAGATGGATAAGAGCAGAGTCAATGGGTTTCAATGATACCAAGAATATTCATGGTAGATTGAGATCTGGTTATGAGTTAGTGAGAGCTGACGAATATGATTCTGATACATACCCAACTGTCTTAGACGGAAAATACGCTGGAGTGATTGGAGTAGGTGGCCTTCTCCTGGCAAGGATACCCGAAGAACTCGCGCAGTCTCGTATGGACTATCAGAAAAGACAAACTGAAGGTCAAGACGAAGCAGTTGAAACCGACTTACTTAGGGATCAGGACAAAAGAATGCCTATCAAAATTGATAGAAATTCTAAGCAGACTTTCGGTGGTACAAAGAAGTAATTCTTAAACTATCCGAAATAATATCAACCGAACTGGAGGCCGTTTTACGACGGCAGGTTCATAAGGAGTAAACTATGGCAAATAGAAACACAACTGGATTTGGTCTTATTGCTCAAGGTACGCTTGGTTCAACACCAGCTACTGGCGGTCAAGGTAAGTACTACATCGAGGCTAACTATGCTACGTCATTATTTCAAGGCACTGCTGTAAAGCAGTCTGCTGGATTTATAATTACAGCACAGGCAGCAATCACTGATACTTGTATCGGTGTTTTAAATGGTGTGTTCTACAACGCGGCGACTACACAGAAACCGACGTTTCAGAACTACTATTCACAAGTTACTCCAGCCAACTCTGAAAACATCACAGCGTTTGTAATCGACAATCCTCACCAACTTTATGTTGGTATGATTGACACAGCTATACCTATCGCAAATATGGGTAAAACTTTCGGTTTCGCGTCTACTACTGGTTCAACAACTAGTGGTCAGTCTACAAACAAAATGTTGTTAGCAGGTGGTCACGCCACAAATAATACTTGGAGAACTGTAAGAATAGCAGAAGATCCTGAAAACCAAGACATCGCAGTAGCAAATTGCTCTGTTGTTTTTGTTCAGAATCTTAACCAGTATAATAACGGCGTAACTATGGCATAATAGGAGCATATCATGGCAATATCACGAGCACAGCTAGTTAAAGAACTAGAACCAGGCCTAAATGCACTATTTGGGCTGGAGTACAAAAGGTATGAAAATCAGCATGCTGAGATTTATACTACGGAATCATCTGACAGAGCTTTCGAAGAGGAAGTAATGTTATCTGGTTTCGCTAACGCAGACGTAAAAGCAGAAGGTCAAGGAATTGCGTACGACGACGCGCAAGAAACTTACACTGCTAGATACACGATGGAAACGATCGCTTTAGCTTTCGCTATCACAGAAGAAGCAATAGAGGACAACCTTTATGACAGACTTTCTTCTAGATACACAAAAGCTTTAGCAAGATCTATGAGTAATGCTAAAGAAGTTAAAGGTGCAGCACCTTTGAATAATGGTTTACCGGGCGTAGCCGCGGGAACTGCTTTTCAAACAGGTGATGGATCTAACTTAATGGCTACAAACCACGCGACTATCGCTGGAACTGTATCCAATACTTTAACAACTCAAGCAGACTTAAACGAAACTTCATTAGAACAAGCATTGATTGATATCGCTGCTATGACTGATGAAAGAGGTTTAAGAATCGCAGCTAAAGGAGTTAAAATGATAATTCCTTCTGCGAATCAGTTCAACGCTGAGAGATTGATGAAATCTCAAGGTAGAACTCAAACTGCTGATAATGACATCAATGCAATCAACAGTATGGGAATGATCCCACAAGGTTACAGAGTTAATAACTTTTTAACTGATGCTGATTCTTGGTACATTATTACGGACGTTCCAAATGGTATGAAGATGTTCTCAAGAACTCCATTGACAACTTCAATGGAAGGGGACTTCGATACTGGCAACGTTAGATACAAAGCTAGAGAAAGATACGCTTTTGGCGCATCTGACTTTAGAGGTATCTTCGGTTGCGAAGGTGCGTAAGCAAAGTTAAACATTTTTGTGGCCGGACATAGTTCGGCCACATTCAATAAATAACATGGTGGGATTCATGAAAAATTTTACAGTTAAAATATGGGCATACGATCATTACGCAAAATTTAATGTTTTGTCGGAAGATAATGCTATTTCTCTTGAAGAATCAATCCTTGACAAATTGGGAGAAAAGAGTATAAACTGGGAATATCTCGGAAACAACTATAATAACGAGATAAATCGAATAACTTATGAGGAGGTTATTGATGATACAAGACCTATACAAACAAAAAAGG